GGCGACCCCTGCCCATACACCTGCTGAACGTCAGCCTGGATGCCGATGCCAATGGTCCGGATGCCGAGCCGGGTGCCGGCCTTGATCTGGGCGCGGGCCTCGCGCATATCTCCCACTCCGTCAGTCAGGACGATCAGAACCTTCCTGGGTGCCGGGTGGCGCAACAGTTGGTCGTGGCACCAACGGATGGAGAAAGCATCGTTCGTCCCGCCGTCGATGGCGAGGCGGGGCGCCTGGGGGGCGATGCGGCGCACCGTCTCGGTCCAGGACTTGAAGGGTCCGACCATGTCCCCGAACGCGACGCCCATGCTTTGCGCCTGGGCAGACTCGATGGTTTCGAGGAGGGCCATTGCGGCAGGCACCGCGACCTTGGCGCGCTCGCCAGACATAGATCCGGACATATCGACCAGGACGATCACCGCAGCGTCGATGCCGGCCTCCTCACTGCGGCGGGCAAAGACTCGCCCGGTCCAGGCCGAGGCGGCGAGGCGGCGGGTGTCCAGGGTGCCCGACAGTCGGTGCGACTCCATGTCGTCCGTCGCGCTGGCCTCCAACAGGCGGCGCATCTGAAACCTCAGCGACCCAGGCACGGGTGCCGTGTCGGTCCACCGGGCACTGCTGGTCAGGCCGGCGCGGGGCAGCACTCCTGTGGGCCCGAATGAGGCGCCACCGCCACCCTTCATAGAGGGCTCGACGTCAGCCGCGTCCTGCCCATGAGTAGGCACCTTGGCAGACCCGGCATCGGGCGCCTGGGGGCTTTCCTGGCCGTCCCCTTGACCGTCCCCTTGACCGTCGCCCTGCCCGTCTTTCGCGGCTTGCTGCTGCTGTTGCTGCTGTTGCTTGTGCGGCGGGAGGCGCAGTTGATCGAACACCCAGCGGGCAATGGCGAGGGTATCGGCGCTGTTCTGCGCCTGGGTGACCCGGCGAGCGGCTTCCTGCCAGATGGGGAGCAGGGTCCCAGGCACCGGGGCCTTGATGCTGGCATGCGACCGTGTAAACACTGCGAGGCTGTAGGGGTACTGCTTTGGGTCGGACCAGTCGGTCACCTGTCCCAGGGCATCAGTCGTCATCCCGTCCACCAGTTCTGACAGGACTCCCCAAATATTGCCGAGCAGGCCGGACTTGATAGCCTGGGACTCGATCCAGGCATCCTCGATGGCATTGTGGAGTGCGTCCACGTACTGCCGCCCGTCGTGGGCGCCGAAGTCGGTGTAACGGCGGTGCAGGAGTTCATGCACCACAAAACCAACCCAACGCGCGAACTGCTTGCGGGCGACCTGGGCGTCGTCGGGGATATCGCTCAAGATCAGATCTCCGTGCCGGTTGATGGCAGCGGTCATGGTGCCGGCTTCCCACTGCACCCGGACGGGTGGCAGACCCAGGGCCGAGCAGGCGACGTGGGCAAAAGTCTCCAACCCGTGGCGGGCCTGATAGCCCAGGATGCTCGGGCGCCCGAGCAGGGTCTTGATGGTGTCGATCACAGTGCCCCCTTGATGGTGTCGGTGTTGATGGTCGCCGTGTAAACGGCTGCGAGTGCCGGGTGCGATTCCACCGGCTGGCGGGCAACGATGGTGTCGGCCCAGGCTTCCTCTACTGGCATCAGGCGCAGGGCGCGGATAAATGCCACCGCGCTGCGGATTGACGGTGCATCGATGACCTCGCCGGTATCGACCTTGGCGCGGCAGACCTGGATTGCGTCCATGACGTGCTCGGCCAGAGCCTGGGAGCAACCGGTATGGCGCACCAGCGCGTCCGTCTCCAGCCTGCGCGGCAGGTAGTCCATCCGCGAGACAAGACCAAACCTGTCCATCAGAGCAGAGTTCATGCCCCGGGTGCCGGCATAGCGGCCCGACTGGTCACCCGTGCCGAGCGTGTTGTCGGCGGCAGCGATGAACACGCCTGGGGCGCGACGCCAGACAGAGCCCCCGATGGTGACGGCGGCGCGGGGCTCCAACAGCCCGTTCAGCGGGGCGAGTTCGCCGGGGTCGGTGTTGCTGACCTCGTCCAACAGGATCACGCAGCCCGGGTGGACGTAGGCCCGCAGGAAGGGGCCGGGCTGGAAGCCCGTCTTCCCGCCGTCCAGGCCGGTCGCCCCGACGTAGTCCTCCTGGGTGCTGTATTTGCGGAAGTTGATGCGGGTGAACTTGCGCCCGGTGCGGGCGGCGAACTGACGCAGGGCCTCGCTCTTCCCGGTTCCCTTCGGGCCGCCGAGCCAGACATTGCACTCGGTCCCAAGGATCAGGCGGCGCAGCAGGGAATCGGTCCAGATGTAGGCGGGGTCGATGCTCTCCGCCTCGGGGTCGTCCCAAAGATCGACCATCACCGGGCCACCCTGGGCGTCGCGCAGGTCAATGCCAAACGCATGCTGGCAGCTAGCCCGACCGATGGGCGCCGCAGTGGCAGCGACGATGGCCGGGGCCGTCTCCTGGGTGGCCTGGGCGAGCAGGGGGGCGAGTGCCGTCCGCACCTGGGCGGCGATCTCGGTTTTGATCTCCGGGCCGGAGTCGCGCAGCGCCTCGATCTCGGTCTTGATCCCGGCCATGATGGTGGCTGCGGCGCGGTCTGATGCCTCGGCCAAAGTCTTCATGGTGGCGACTGACTGGGCAACGCCGGTCAGGTTGCCGTTGATCCGGCGGACCTCAGTGGCAAGACTGAGCACCTCTGCCTCGGTCCGGGCGGCTACCTGGGCGGTGGCCTCGATGCGGGGATCGGCCTGGGGCGGGGGAGAGGGTGGGGCAACGCGGGGGGGCGGCTGAAAGGCGGGCTGCGGCTTGCCCAGGGTGACGGGCACGGCGGGCGTTTGGAGGGGCGTGCTCGATGCCGCCTGCCGCACTTGGTCCATCGTGACTGTTCCACGTGAAACCTCTTGCGCCAGAGCCTGGGCGGCTTCGACCTTGGTGCGCTCGGCAGGGTCGCAGATGATGTTCGCGGCCCGGGCGAGTTGTGCCCCGGGCAGGGCCAGGAGGGTCTGGAGAACTCTGGTGTTCATGGTCTTACTCTCCGTCGTTGGACTCAAGGGCGAACTGCTGCCCGTCCTGGGAGCAGATGGGCAGGCCGATCTCTGCCCACTTGCGGGTGACGCGCACGGTGTACCCGCAGGCGGGGCAGGTCGCCTTGAGCATGCGAGTCGTCTGCGCCGGCTTCGCCGACATGATCAGTTGAGCGTGAGGGTAGGCACCCAGGGCACTCAAGATCGCCCCGTAGCGGGCATCGAAGTCGGGGCCGGGGCCGGTGCTCTTCCAGCCCTTGGCGCCCGGGATCAGACCCATGTTGCCGGCGTGCGTGGCGAACGTCTTCGAGTGGTTCATGCTGCCCGGCAGGGCATGGCACAACTCATGCACGAGGGTCGCCGCCACCGTGGTGACGTCGTCCAGGACCGGCGAGATGAGGATCTCGACCGTCCCGTCCTTGCTTGACGCATCAGCCCAGCACTCGCCGATGGCGCCCGAGCGGCGGGCGCTGCTGGGGAAGCCGCAGGCGACGCGGATGCGCTGCGGGAGAGCCTGCCCAGTGTGGGCCGGGAAAAGGGGGCGCACTTCCTCGATGAGGGTAGTCAGCCAATCTTCTCTAGTCATGGTGATCACTCCTCGATGCTGCAGGTGGAGATGCGCTTGCGGGCGCCAACTTCGCGCTGGGCGACCCCAGCGCCGTTGTAGGACTGACGACGGGCGCCGGTCCTGGACTGCCCGTAGTGGGGGGGCTCGCCATCAATGGCGACAACCTCGATGACCTCGACCATGCCCGCACTAATGCGCTGGGCGCGGGCCTGGATGCTGACACCACGCCAGCCGGCGGGCGTGTAAACAGATGACCTGTAGCTGATGACCATCTCCGACCTCCTGTACGTCGCAGCACCGTGCTGCGCGTCCCCGACCGGGGAGACCCGATTGTGTGTGCAAACAAGAGCTAGTGCAATACCCTAGCGAGGCGATAGGGCTAGCAGATCAGAGCCGGGTGTTCTGACCAACGAATGCGTGCGTCCGCACGCGTGAGTAGCAGGGACATATGACCAAGTAAAGCCAAGGGCTATACCTGTATGGGCGTACATGCCTCTAGAACGCGCCAGAACGGCCCAGGAGGCACGGAGATTTCTCCAGGCTACCCTGCCCTTCAGAAAAATAGATCGGAGCAGGAAGCGAGTTGTTCACAAAGTTATCCACAGGGCTTCATAGGTGAATGCTCAAAAATGAGGCAAATCTAAGGCTTATCCACAGATGTGGACAACTTGCCCTGTTTGAACAACCTGTGGATAATGTGAACATCACTGGACAGGTGTACAGCTATGGATAGAACTACAGGGATTGAACGCGCCCGGGCTGCGAGGGGGAAGCAGCAGAGCCCAGAGGACTACCTGTCAGCGCTGCAAGCGGCAGAGGGCGAGCTAGAGCGTGTAAACGCAGATGAGCCCGGCCCCGCAGGTAGCGAAGCGGAGCAGTCGGCCTGGGCATCACCAGGACCGGAGACAAGGAGGGATGGACAGTTAAGAGGGGCACCAGACTATCGGAGGGTCAAGCCTCTGACGCCCAAGCAGATAGCGTTCGCCAGAGGAGTGATCGAGGGTAAGAGCCTTAAGCAGAGCTACCGGGATGCGTATGGATCAGGCGCCACAGATGAGTCCGTCTCAGTGATGGCGCATCGCCTGGGGCGCAACCCTCGCATCAAGGCCCTGATCGCAGAAGCCTGGGAAGAGACGCAGGAAGCACTCGCGGAGGATATGGCGGCGACCAGACGTTATGTGATGCGGAGGCTCTTGGCGCACAGTAAAGGCGGCAGCGACATGGTCCAGATGAGAGCCCTGGAACTGATGGCCCGGGCCGCTGGCCTGTTCCGCGAGTCTGACAGTGGCAGCAAGGCGCCGGGTGCAACGCCTGACGCACTCAAGCGCGATCTGGCGCAGCACCTGCGTCTCGTGGCAGGCAAGACGGGGACCGATGCCGGGTGATGCGTGTACACGTGCAGCGTGCAGGCAGCGTGCAAACGCTCGGCGTGTAGACGGGTGGCGTTTACATGGCGGCAGGAGGCGGACCCAGGGGCAGGGGGAGGGGCCGTGGCAGCGATGACCACCCTCCGCCACGTTACGCTCGACTCCACTCAAACATTTCCCCTCAAACGGCCCACCCCTTTCATTCCCATCCTCCAACACCCACCCCCTATATATATAGAGAAACCCCCCGTTCATGTTGAGAAATGGAAAAAGCCGGATGCATGTTGACCAGGAGACAGAGGTTCGTCTTGGAGTTCATAGAGGCGTACAAGAGGAAGTGGGGCGTTGTTCCGACGTACAGGGTGATAG